GTCCTCATCGAGCGCCGAGATGACGTAGATAGGCCGCTTCGGGAAGAGCTTATGATACGCGGCGGCGTATGACCGGCAAATGTACGACTTCCCAGCCCCGGCTGCGCCCGCGACAGACAACACTTCGCGCGCCTTCTTATCAGGCGGCGGGAGGATGTTAAACTGTACGCTGGGAGGAAGCTCAATGTGGCTCTTGTCACTGTGCTCCGATAAATAGAGGACCCGGCCATCAAGATCCTTATCCTCTGATGTGATCGTCGCGATAGGCCTATCCGCAGCTACGTGGAGCCCGTGGGACCCTTTCGTAGCCTCTCTGGGAGTCCAGGTGAAGCCTGGCTTGATGGACTTGATTTCAGGGGCCTGCCCCCCCTTTCGTTCGTTTGACCGTGAGCGCGAGCGCTTGCGTTTCTTGGGGTATACCTTGCGTTCTGGGAGGATCCCCCCCCTGCGAAACACACCAGCATCCATTGAATAGTATTATTAATAGTGCATGCCTGTATGGATTACTCTCTGTCAGACTCTGAAATCCGTAAATGCGTTCCAGGGGTTAAGATTATGAGCTATCCAGAGCTCAAAAAGTACAGCTCCCTAGATGATACCCTGGATAGTAAGGGCAGGGTCGTAATCCTTTTCCTCACTGAGGGACCGTTAGTGGGTCACTGGACGACACTCTTTAAGGACGGCCCAGATAGCTTTCAGTGGTTTGATTCGTACGGCTTGAAGCCCGACGGGACGCGGCGTTGGCTAAGCAAGTCCAAGCTGATAAGCCTTCGTGAGGAGAAGCCTGTACTGACGAATCTCATCAAGAGAGCTGAGGATGGTGGGGCCGTTGTGAACTTCAGCCCATACCATTTTCAGCGCGACAATGCAAGCATAGAGACCTGTGGGAGACATGTCGCGTGCCGCTTGATTAAAAAGCATCTGTCACCGGAAGAGTACGCGATATGGGTTACTAAAAACAATACAGCTGACCCCGATAGAGTAGTAACTGAATATACTAATCCTATTATTCATAAATGATGAAACGCACCCGCACTGTTGATTCAGTGCATCCCTCATTCGGAGAGGACCGCGAACAAACCTCGCAGCCGTCAATTCCGAGTCACGTGTACCTGAACTTGTCTATTATCAACAGTGACATTTCAGACTCGGCATCGTCACAGCCTCAGCAGGTCTTTTTTAGTGAGACGCGCACCACTCCAATTATCCAGAATGCGGCTGATTACGAAATGAGCGTGGTGCGATTCAACGCGAATGGGATTGGCCGTCTGCTTCCCCTCTATATCCCAGTTATGAAGACACTGACCCAGACGACGTACAGTGTTACAGTAAGTGGGTTCGGGGGTGTAAATCCTGTCCAGGTCTATATGAATTGGACGCCAGAGTTTCAAGACGCACCAAGACCGTACACACCAAACGCTGTCAGCTTATATTACTACGGACGGACCTACACACACTTTGCTAATTTGTTTAACGACGCATTTTGGGCTGCTGTGAACCCCGGTGTCCCAGTTGATTCAACCTCGCCTGCTTGGAAGGTGCTATCATATTCGCCTGGATCGTCACTATTTACCGTTAATCTCCCTGCTGCATTTATGTGGTCTGCAACTCCACCTGGCACTATACCTACAAAGTACCTATATTTCAATAACCCCCTAGGATTGCTTTTAGCGAACTTTCCTCTCTTATCGCAATCCTCTTTGGTGAACTCTAGCGGGAAACAGTTTTTACTTGATACTCGCGGTCAGACGGGTCCTATCTCACAGGATTTTCCGAGCACTGGAGACACATGGAGCCCTATTGACACCTTTGTTTTCACGACGGCATATGTGCCAGTTATCACTGAGGCCGGAGGTGTCCCTCTTGTTATCGGGGAGGATAACTTAGGCCCAAACCAGTCAGTGACGAATGGATTTCAGTCTATCTTAACTGATTTTGTTCCGGGTGTATCTGGTGGAGCAGAAGATGCAATTACTACTATTGTTTACACCCCCTCCGGAGAGTACCGCATGGTCTCGCCTTCTTCCACTGGACCTATTCAGCGCATTGATGTGAAACTGTGGTGGCGCTATCGTCTCACAGGGGAGCTTGTCCCGGTGTATTTACCGAACATGGCGTCTGTCAGCATGAAACTCCTATTTCGCTCACGTTTCTGGCATTCAGGCCTTACTTGAGACGCCCCTCCATTCCCATGCCGCGCTGGCGCTTCCCAGCACCAACCATGCGGTCGCCGGTGGCAGACGCGTTGGCCTCTGCCTTGTCCAAAGGAGCCTTAACAACAGTGCCAGCAGGGACAGGGCCAACAATCACCTGAGGGTGGGGGTGGAGTGTGAGAAATGAGCCTGTAGGTAAAACACATACAAATCCGAACGCACCCGTGAAGAGCCGGCGCGAGTCGCGAAAAAGCCGCCGTTGATCGCTAACACGACGATAGAGCAGCCCTGATTCGCCGAGAGGGCAGTCTTCTGACCCTCAGACAAGTGAGACAAATCGACAGTGACAGAAAATTGAGCAGTCCACTGCCCCGCCGACATACCACTTGCTGTGCCTGTCTCAAGAGTGATATCCTTACCTGGGCGTAAGACTAGCGGCCCGCCAGTCAAATTAGCGTCACCACCAATTTGAGTAGGGTATGCGGGGAAAGCTACAAGGCCTTGTGCAGGCTGTGCAGCCTTAGGTAATGATGCATTGAGAATATTCGCTGTATTAGCGTATCCACGCCACTGTGCCCAGGTCATTTCCAAACCATTGGCCTTTGACATGTTAAAAAGCTGTGACTGGCTCATAGACGACAGCAGGCCAGACACATTTGACCACGTAAGCGACACGTTCGTGATAGGTAAATACCACGTACCCTCACACTGTGCAAACGAGTAGATAGACCCTGAGTAGTAATTTGTCTGTGGGACCACTGCCACAATTAAATAGTCAGGAATGATGGGAAGAGAAAGCGTTTGTGACTGCACAACTGCACTCGTACCCGCCAATTGAACACCCGAAAATGGATATGATGCCACCTGCTGATAATCCACTGTATTGATCTCAGGAAGGGGCATTAACTCAATAGGGGGAGTCAAGAAGAGTGCCTCAATCTTTGTATCCTGAAAGGGAGATGGCGAACCTGCAATCTGTGCATAACTAATCTGTGAAAAGTAACGGCCACCGTTACTCCCGTTAGGACGCCAACGCACTAAACGCGCCTGTAAGGGAGTCTGCATATTGCAGATAATCTGCACGTTCTGTAACTGTGCAAGCCCCGTCTGGCGCTCATGGGTTTCCTGCCATAAGAAAGGGCTAATCTGCAGAGGCTCAATAACTGAGAAACTCCACTTCAGAGTATAGCCAGGTGCAGCTAAACCAACAGGTTGCACTTGGGCAGCCCCTCCATCAGTTTGATACGTACCAAGAATAATAGGGGAACGCTGGGGGAGAAAATAAACCACATCGTAGCGCTGGTTATTAGCAGCAGGGATAGGAGGTGCAGCTAAAGGCAAAGCAGGAATTGGGGTAACTTGTGTCCAAACACCAGCTGCGTCAATAACAAACATAGCTGCTGCAGATCCAAGTGATGCACCAGAAATCGGATTTAGAAAATCAATGGGCCATGCACCATTTGGCTCAGTTCCCCCAGTGGTGGCATGCTCAAAGCCAGCCATGGGATCATTCGCTGCACCCTGAGCATCAATGTAGGACTGATAGATATCTAAAAATGCAGGATATGTACGCTCCTTACGGTTACTAGCACTATCAGAAAGTAACGAAAGGAGTTCACGCGTCTGAGATAAATTGTTCGCCACCTGGGTATCGCCAATAGATGCCTGCAAGCTTGTCACAAGGGAGTGTAAAGGACTTGGGCACAACGAAAAGTCATAGCCAGGCTGGGCAAGGACGATAGGCTGGGGAAATGAATTTGCCTGTGCCTGATTTTGATACACCTGTGCCTGAACTGCATCACCAAGACACACGGTAAACTGAATACCTACTGTCGCACTCCAGTTGAGCAGGCGATCCAGGTAGACGCTTGTAGACGGCACCTGAATCTGGTACGTACACTGACCAGCAGAGGTTGCAAGCGAGGCGAACTTCGCATTGCTAATACTGAGTGCACCCGCCTCGATCACCCACTGAGGCGGGGGCTGCCAGACGCGACCATCAAACACGCGGCTACGCTCGATCTAAGGGGAGTGGTGTGTGCGTGAGAGGAAGGGTGAGACACAGAACAGAACGACGCGAAGGAGAACACACCTGGATATCACCGTTCATTGTAAATATATGTATCTATAATATAGAGTACACTCTAATGGGAAGTATTGGATTTGGAACTCCTGATTTGACATGGGTGGGTTCTACAGACCCGGCCTACGTGAAAGCAATCGCTATGGCCCGTGTTCTTTCAAAAGGCCAGAAAATCCATAACCAGACGTACGGTGGATGGAATCAGCGGGCTCCTGGTACTGTTGAATCAGCTCAGCAGTTACGTGGTGGTGGCGTCTACAGGGGTCTATCAACCTCAGACGCGAGAGAGTTACTCTCGAGACTCGGAAAGGAAACCGGCCCGGACGATGGTGATGAGCCATTACCAACAACGTACAGTCGTCCAAGAAACGCCGCGGTGTTACAGCTTCCGAATCCTCCTGCGGCGGCTCCGGCAGCCGCTATGGGTGCGATAAATAATCCTGCAATGGTTCCGCCTATCGGCGGTCCTCCGCCAAATGACGGCAATAACGGCCCACCTCCTCCACCCCCGCCTGATGATGTGATGAATGAACCTGCGGAGCCACCTGCTGCACAGCACCTTGACATACCCGTAGAGCGTATTCCTATGGAAGCCCTGCCAGAGGCAGTGCGTGATGTTGCAGTAGCCCAGCGCCGCGCGCGGCGGAGAGGACAGCCCGAGCCACGAATTGTCGGGGTGGTCCGACGACGGGACATGGAATTCGTACCAGATGAAGGTCGACGAGTGCGGGCACGGCGTCTCGCTGAAGAGGCATGGACATGGAACATGGAATTCGTACCAGCTGAAGGTCGACCAGTGCGGGCACGGCGTCTCGCTGAAGAGGCCGGGTTTCCACCTGGAGTTGCAGTCATTCCACTTGCCCGCCGAGATGGAGACGCTGCCGCCGCTCCTCCTGATGCAGAAGCTGCCGCCGCTCCTCCTGATGCAGAAGCTCCTCTCCCCGATTTTCCAGAGGATGCTGATGATGCAGTTGAACCTGAGGCTCCTCAAGCTGCACCAGCGAACGACGTGGATGTCAGACAGGCGGATGAACGCGCAGTCGATTCAATGGCACATGCAAATTCATTC